ATAATAAATATTGTTACTTTGGACCTGATTATAAATTTACCCTTACAGATGAGAAATACCATAACTATGCAACATTAGTTATAAATCCTTCCCATATAAAAATTGTTAAAAACGAAACTAGCAAAAGTAATCAAGAATTAAAAGAACGAATAGTTAATGATTGGTTTGTAGAAGAAAACGAAAGTACTAGAGATAGGAACAACCGTAAAGCTAGAGAAAAAAGGAATGGGAACTAAAACTTGTATATCTTGTGGTAAAGCTAGAAATACTAATAAGTTTTCTCAAAATTTTAAGTTAAAGAACGGTCAGCCTGGATTTCGTAACGTATGTAGAGATTGCGATTCGTTACGTAAAAATAAATTTATAAGTAGTACTCCATATACTTATTTAACTAAAGTACATACTCAATCTAAAAGTAAACGTTCCAAAGATATGGAATGGTCAATAACTGCGGAAGACCTACATGATTTATGGGATGAACAAGGTGGGCGGTGCGCTCTCAGTGGTGTCTTTATGACCTATGGCAAAGACGGGAACGGTAGTAAAGAATTTAACGCGTCCATTGATAGGATTGATTCGTCGAAACCTGTATACACACGGACCAACGTACAACTGGTCACGTACCGCGTAAATATCATGAAACACACACTGACCGAGGACCTCTTACTTTGGTGGTGTCGTAATCTTATAGCCAAACACGACAAAATCGATTAATATAAATCGCGACATTAACACCACCCAAGTGTTAAAGTACTTTACTTATGGCTGAACCAGAATTTAAAGCACCGAGTTTTTTACCCCAATTTCTATTAGATAAAGAAAAGGTAGGTATATTTAAAGCGTTAGGTATGAGAACTAACGACCCTGTAAAAAAGAAAGTTTTAAACGTACTAGATTTTATTACACCAGACCCCAACAACCCGTTGGACTATGCCGCTGCTGCTAAAACAGCTAGTTTCTTTTCAGACGTTCCGCCTATGTTAGTAAGAAAATTAATGGACGCGTATAAAAAACGTGATAATGCGTTTCAAGCAATAAGAAGGGAAGCCGATAATGCACGAATAGATGGACGACCTGCATATAAAGCTAAACGAAATGAAGAATTAAAATTAAATAAAGCTAATAGAGAAGTAGAAGAAGCAGCTAAAGAAATATATAAAGAAACAGGAAAGAAAGTACCTATAGAGTACCCTTCGTATAATGCTCCTCGTGGATATAAAAATGATAGAGATTATGGTTTAGAAAGTTTAATAAAAGACCCTAGAAATATATTTCACGGTAGTACAACAAAAGGTATACCGCAATTACTTTTAAACCCGAAGGGTAGTTCTCCAGGAGGACTTTATTTTACAGATGATTTTTTTGACCCTAGATTAAGAGATTATGTTTTTCGCCCCTCCCAAGGAGCAGGTTCAGCGTATATTGTCAGACCTGATTTTAAAAACACTATAGTAGCAGGTAATTTAGATAAAAAGACAGAAAAATTATTTAAACAAATGGAAAAACAACTTACTAAAGATGGTAATTTTGACGAAGCTGCTTTTCAATTAAGTCAAACTCGTGCACCGATATTAAGCGGAGCACCTACAGGATTTACTAAAAAAGCAGGTGACGTTTTAAAAGATAAAGGCATAGATTCTATACGGTACCCGACTAGAAGAAGTGACCAATCAGATACTTTAGTTTCACTAATGCCTGAAAGAACTACAGAAATTTTAGACGAATTATCTTTAGCAGAACTTGATGATTTAGTTCAGGCGAGAGAATTCGTCAAGTATATTAAGTCACGTAGGAAATAATGTTATAAAATAAAACAGCTATGCCAAGGAAAAAAGAAAAATCAATTAGACGTACCACAGGTAAAGGCGGTAATTATAGACCGACTAAATCTGGTGCGGGAATGACTAAAAAAGGTGTTGCTGCCTATAGACGTAAAAATCCTGGAAGTAAATTAAAAACTGCTGTTACAGGTAAAGTTAAAAAAGGTAGTAAAGCTGCTAAAAGAAGAAAGTCTTATTGTGCACGTTCAGCAGGACAGATGAAAAAGTTTCCGAAGGCAGCAAAAAATCCTAATTCTAGGTTGAGACAAGCAAGACGAAGATGGAAGTGTTAAATGCCAAAACATAGTAAAAAAGGTAAAAGTAAACGTCCAGGATTATGGGCTAATATTCATGCAAAACGTAAACGTATAAAAGCTGGTAGTGGTGAACGTATGCGTAAACCAGGAAGTAAAGGTGCCCCAACTAAAAAGAATTTTAAACAAGCAAGGTCAACATCTAAAAGAAGGAGGTAGGTATGGCTGAAAAAAGAGCGAAAAGAAAGAAAAAAGCTGCTAAGAAAGGTGGTGCTAAACCAACTAACCCAGCTTTATACGCTAGAGTAAAAGCAGAAGCTAAACGTAAATTTAAAGTTTACCCTTCAGCTTATGCTAACGGTTGGTTAGTAAGAGAATATAAAAAACGTGGTGGTGGTTACCGTAGTTCGTAATGTCTAGGAAAAAACGTGACCCGAAAAAAGGTACTGGTAAAAAACCTAAAGGTTCTGGTAGAAGATTATATACTGATGAAAATCCTAAAGACACTGTTAAAATTAAATTCGCTACACCAGCAGACGCGAGAGCTACAGTGGCTAAAGTTAAAAAAGTTAAAAAACCTTTTGCTAGAAAAATACAAATACTTACAGTAGGGGAACAAAGAGCTAAAGTTATGGGTAAAACACAAGTAGTAGGTATATTTAAACGCGGTAAAGAAGCTATTAGGAAAGCGAGGAAGAAAAGTGGCTAAACCTAAAGGCGGATTAACCGCTTGGTTCGGTAAAGGACCGAAAGGTGATTGGGTAGATATAGGAGCACCTAAGAAAAAAGGTAAGTTCCAAAAATGCGGTCGTAAATCTGCTAAAGGTAAATCTAAAAGAAAATATCCTAAATGTGTTCCACGAGCTAAAGCTAGAACTATGACAGCGGCACAAAGAAGAAGTGCAGTACGTAGAAAAAGGGCAGCAGGAAATCCTGGTGGTAAACCAACTAACGTAAGAACTATTGTAAAAAGGAGGAAAACCAATGGCAGAAAAAAGAAAAAAGCGTAGTAAGTTAAAACAACTAACGCAAAGACAAAAAGATACTTTGAAAAGGCATCAAAAACACCATACGGCTAAACATATGACCGAGATGAAAAAATTGATGAGAGCAGGTAAGACTTTTGGACAATCGCATAAAATTGCGATGAAAAAAGTAGGAAAATAAATTGTCTGAAAATTTTAGGGAACGACTTCAGGCTCTAAAAGAAATTGATATTTCTAGTTTTTCTACAACAGAAGCAAAAGAATTTACACTGCTTTTAGAACAACTAGAAAAAAGAGAACATCAAGAAAACTCCACTAAAGATTTTTTAGGTTTCGTAAAAGCAATCTGGAAAGATTTTATTTCTGGAGACCACCACGTAAAAATGGCAAAAGCATTTGATGATATTGCTACGGGTAAATTAAAAAGATTAATTATTAATATGCCCCCTAGACATACTAAATCTGAATTTGCTTCGCATTTATTTCCAGCTTACTTATTAGGTAAAAATCCTAAACTAAAAATCATTGAGGCAACGCACACCGCTGACCTTGCAGTAAATTTCGGTAGAAAAGTTAGGGACTTAATTGACGGTGAAGATTATGCAGAACTTTTTCCTGAAACAGAACTAAAAGCAGATAGTAGAAGTGCAGGAAAATGGCTTACTAATAAAGGCGGTGAGTATTATGCCGCAGGTATTGGGGGTGCTTTAGCAGGAAGGGGAGCAGATTTGTTTATTATTGATGACCCACATTCGGAACAAGACGCTATGTCAGATAAAGCATTAGAAGAAGCATACGAATGGTATATGTCTGGACCTCGACAAAGGTTACAGCCTGGAGGTGCAATAGTAATAGTTATGACCCGTTGGAATAAAAAAGACTTAACGGGTAGGTTAATTAAGAAAATGGCACAAGAAAAAGGAGCTGACCAATGGGAAGTTATTGAGTTCCCTGCGATTTTACCTTCAGGAAAACCATTATGGAAAGAATTTTGGAAGTTAGAAGAACTTGAAGGTATAAAAGCGTCAGTAAGTCCTTCTAAATGGGCGGCACAATACATGCAAAGACCTACGGGTGAAGGTATTTCTATTATTCCTAAAGATTGGTTTAACGTTTGGGAAGAATTAAAACCACCAAAATGTGATTATTTAATACAAAGTTACGATACTGCGTTTTTAAAAAGCGAAAGGTCAGACTTTACAGCTATAACAACGTGGGGAGTTTTTTATCCAGAAGGTAAAATAGGTGAAGAAACGTATTCTGGTGATGAAGCCCACTTAATTTTAGTAGATTGTATAAAAGAAAGGTTTGATTTTCCAGAATTAAAAAACGAAGCATTACGTTTATACGAATATTGGCAACCCGATACAGTAATTATTGAAGCAAAAGCGTCAGGTATACCTTTGGTACAAGAACTTAGACGTATAGGTATACCCGTAAATACATTTTCTCCAGGAAAAGGTCAAGATAAAATAGCAAGATTAAATTCTGTATCACCTATTTTTCAAGACGGTAGAGTTTGGGTACCTGATAATAGGTTTGGTGAAGAACTTATGGAAGAAGTTAGTGATTTCCCAGCAGGAGAAAATGATGATTTAGTAGACGCTACAACTTTAGCACTTGCTAGATTTAGAGAAGGCGGCTTTTTGAAGTTATCAAGTGATTATTATGACGACGAGGATTACTTTCCTACTTCAAGGGTTTATTATTAAGTAAATAAAGATTATGATTTCGGACTATGGCTATTGAAAAATCCCCTTTAGAGTCATCTATGGAAGATGAAACTCCTATCGAGATAGAATTAGAACAAAGTTTAGGAGAACCTGACGGTAGTAAAACTTTTTTAGTACAAGAAGACGGTTCTTTTTTAGACGCTGACGAATTCGAAGAACAAAGTAGGATTGAGTTCGGTGAAAATATAGCAGAATCGTTAGACGAAGGGGAACTAAACGAAATAGCTTCAGAATTAACTTCACTTTTTGAGGAAGATTTAGAATCTAGAGACGATTGGTTCCAAACTTTTACAAAAGGATTAGATTTATTAGGTATAAACGGAGAAGATAGGTCAGAACCTTTCGTTGGAGCGTCTGGAGTTCATCATCCAATACTAGCAGAAGCAGTTACACAGTTCCAAGCACAAGCATATAAAGAATTACTCCCCGCAGGAGGACCTGTAGACGTAGAAATTTTAGGAAAAACCGATGACGCTAAAGTTTCTAGGGGAAATAGAGTAAAAAACTTTATGAATTACCAAATTACGTGTCGAATGGAAGAATATGACCCAGAAATGGACCAATTATTGTTTTATTTACCGCTTTCTGGTTCAGCTTTTAAAAAAGTTTATTACGACCCCGCTTTAGGACGTGCTTCAGCTAGATTTATTAAAGCAGAAGACCTAGTTGTACCGTATTATGCGGTAGATTTACTCACAAGCCCCAGAATTACTCACGTAATTAACATGACTGAGAATGAATTACGTAAAATGCAACTTTCTGGGTTTTATAGGGACGTAGATTTAGGAAATCCAGGAGCAGACATAGGTTCTAATGAAGTAGATGATAAAATTGATGAAATACAAGGTATTAGTAAAACAATTAGTGAAGAAGAATACACTTTACTAGAAGTTCATGTTGATTTAGATATAGAAGGTTACGAAGATACAGATAAAAACGGTCAACCAACAGGATTAGCGTTACCTTACATAGTAACTATCTGTAAAGATATGAATAAAGTTTTATCTATAAGGGCTAATTACGATAAAGAAGACCCAATGCGTAAAAAGATAGAACACTTTACGCATTACAAGTTTCTTCCAGGATTAGGTTTTTATGGTTTCGGACTTATCCACATGATGGGTGGATTGACTAAATCTGTTACTGCAATATTAAGACAACTAATAGACGCAGGAACTTTATCTAATTTACCAGCAGGTTTTAAATCTAGAGGATTAAATATTCAAAGAATGGACGACCCATTACAGCCTGGAGAATGGAGAGACGTTGACGCTCCTGGTGGTAGACTAACAGATTCGTTTATGACGTTACCGTATAAAGAACCTTCAGGAACTTTAGCTAATTTATTAGGTGCTTTAGTAACTTCTGGAAAACAATTCGCTTCTACTATAGAAAATCCGACTGGAGACGGAAATTCAGAAGCACCAGTAGGTACAACCGTAGCTCTTTTAGAAAAAGGGCAACGTATTATGTCCGCAATACATAAAAGATTACATTATGCTCAAAAAACTGAATTTAAAATTTTAAAAAGAATATTTGGTGAATATTTACCAGATGAGTACCCTTACGAAGTACAAGGTGCTTCTTCTACAGTTTTTAAACAAGATTTTGATGATAGTGTAGATATTATTCCTGTGAGTGACCCTAATATCTTCAGTACAACACAAAGAATTACATTAGCACAAACACAATTACAATTAGCACAATCAGCACCTGAATTACACGACTTACGAGAAGCGTATCGTAAAATGTATTTAGCATTGAACGTGAAAAACATAGAAGCGTTATTACCTGAGGTAGAAGAACTACCACCAAGAGACCCTATTAGTGAACAACAAGCAGCATTGACAGGCAATCCTATAAAAGCGTTCGATTTTCAAAACCACGAAGCATACATAGCAGCACATAGTGCTTTTTTACAAAATCCAATGGTTGCTCAAAACCCTACAGCCTTACAAGTTATAGGAGCTAATATACAAGAAAGACAAGCTATGCTTTATAGACAACAAATACAACAAGCATTAGGTAGAGAGCTTCCACCTGTTGGAGAAGAAATGTCTCCAGAGGTTATGAATGAAATAGCAGTAGCAGCGGCTCAAGCAACACAAATAGTAACAGGTCAGGCACAAGCTATGGCAGAAGCACAAGCTAGAGCACAGGCAGACCCACAAAGAGAGATGTTTGAAAAACAATTAGAGTTAGAAAAACAACAATTAGCTCAAAAAGAAAATGAAGATATAAGAG